TATTACCGTTGTAACCTAATGAACCCGCAAACCCTTACAGACTATCTAAACCTGCTTACGTCGCAGTATCGGGACAAAACCAAGATCAATCAGGCGGTTGATTTACTGGTGGACCCGCTTGTGCGCTTGCAGGAGCTGTTGGCAAGTCTGCCCGATGAATTCGACGTTGATCAGGCCGTGGGCGTTCAGCTCGACGCGGTGGGCGAATGGGTGGGCATTAGTCGTGACATTGATGTGCCTATTACAGACTTTTATTTTGAATGGGATGGAACAGCAGCGGAAGGATGGGACGCGGGGACGTGGGCAGATGACACCGTTACAGGCACAACGACTGTCAGCCTTACTGATGATTCCTACCGGCTGGCTATTAAACTCCGCATCGCCTCCAACAAATCAGACGGAAGCTTGCAAGGAATCTACGACATAATCGAGGAAACTTTTGACGGCGACCTGATTGTGCTGATTAAAGACAATCAAGATATGAGCGTTGAAATTAAAGTTATTGGCGAGCTTTCAACTCAAGATCAAGCCGTAATTGAAAACGAAATGGAATTCCTGATTCCGATGGGCGTCCTGATCAATTCCTATGAATTTGTCTATGGACCAGCTAAACTATTCTCATTCAACGTCCAGAACCAGTACCAGGACGGCTGGAATCTGGCCTCATATGTGGATCCCCCCTAATGCCTACAGATAACAAATTCTTCCAGTTTGCCGGGCCGGGTGGCTCAGGCGCAATACTGACCGACGCGGCCTACGATTCAGACACTGAACGAACTAACGGCGTCCCTTCTGGCCAAGCGCGTTCTAATTTGTTCAACAAGCAGAGCCGCCAGAATTCCACGATATCCGCTGTTATTGGTCAGCTCATCGCAGATTATGAAGCCGTAGACGAAATCAACGACGCCTTGACCGTTTCGCAGCTTGTCACCAAGCTTGAAACCGCAATATTGGCGGTGTCGCCAGTCATGAGCGTGACCGAGATATTTAGCAGCGCTGGTGTTACGTCTGGCACGCAGACTCTATCAGGTGGTGCGAGATGGGATGATTTTCAAACCGTAATTTTTACAGCACGGACCAATCAGTTAAACCCTACTATAATGGTTGATACCGCTTCTTTTATTGCAGATGCGGCTACAAACGATTATCCATTAAGGGCTTGCCAAAACGGTTTTCCCGGTGTGGACGTGGTTTATGCTTCGCCGACACAGTTTACGGTTACCAATTACAACCCAGGCGGGGTAGGCTTAGTTCGCATAGTAGGAATCAAGTAATATGGCAACGAACAACATATTAAGAGTTAACGAGAGCATTGGCGCAAGCGACCAGCTTACCCAGGGGAACTACAATGGCTCGGCTACCCGCACCGATGGCATCCCAGAAGGGCTAGCAGACCGGTTATATCAAAATAAGATTAACAGCCAGCTTGCTTCCGTTGTCGTGGGCATTGCTGAATCAATGGCAGCTAATCAAGGCACAGACGTTGACGACACATTGACGCCAGCGCAGATGCAAACCGTTTTTGAAGACTCTATTAGCGAAATTGCTAAGTTTAGGATTAAGGCATCGGGCAACACGTCATTTTATGTCGATGAGGCGAACGGTTCGGATATTCCCGGGAACGGACTTGCAAGCGGCGCGAGTGCGTGGGCGACAATAAATTATGCTATCGATCGCATTTTTAACGATTGGGACGGCCAAGGATACGTAGCGACGCTGTTTATCGGCGCGGGTAGTTACTCCGAACAGGTTAGGGTTGAGGGGAATGGAGTTGGTTGGGATTATTTGATACTTGAGTGGGACCGCGCTGATCCGTCAAACGTTCAATGGGATAGCAACGGAGAAGCCGTTCTTCTGCAATTTCGACAAACTTACGGAGAAGTGAGGGGGATTAGGTTTACCGGGTCTCCTTCAAATTCGGGGATTCGGTTGATCAATGGCGCTCAGCTACTAATAAGGGATTGCGACCTCTATACGACATCCGGAGACGGCATCCGGATCGAGACTGGATCGACCGCAACTTTTTTAGATAGCCATAGAATCAACGGCGCTAAAAGGTCGACAGTTTGGGCCATGAGGGGATTCAGTTATTTCAGAGCGTCCTCGTGTACTTTCACTTATTCAAGCTCATCATTCACGCATGGAAACTTTGTTGCATACGATGGAAGTATGATCGATTTTGACGGCGGGATGACGTTTGCAGGCTCGGCGACTGGACCTCGATATTTACTTCGCGAATTCTCGAAAGTATCTCTGGGCGTCAGCTCGTCGTTCATTCCCGGCAACGTGGCCGGATCCGTTGACGCTAATTCAGTTTATCAGAATTAAGGTTAAATTATGACAATGGAACTATTTTACTCCGTTGAAGGGAATGTTTTTGCTGTTACCCCTCCCCTTACAGTTAACCACAATAGTGAAGATACTTATGGCGTGTTGCGCATTGAGCAAACAGAAAATGAAGATTTATCAGCTGATTTAATTGAATGGGCCTATGCGCATGAAGATGAATATGCAGTTGAATCGGAACAGCTATTAAAAAATGGGCAGCCCGTCACCATCAATGGCAGCCACACATTTACCGATGAATATTTGCCGCCTGATTGGGATAGCTTTAGGGCTCAGGTAATACCAACATCAGGATTCTTAAAGGTCACCGGAGCGCATGCAGGAATGGCGTCGGTCTTGACTTTGGTGATGTGGGAAAGGCCGGAGGCTTATCAGGAAATTAAAACGCTTTGGAATAGTCTGCGCGGCCTGGTTACTCTTGACCAAGCAGAAGTTGATGAGGTAAAAGGCATTCTTGAAAAAAACAACATTCCTTATCAGATTGATAATGACGGATATATGACCTAAGCCTTTTTTTTCCGGGCTAAGGAATTACAATGCTTCGCAACCTTATTGATTTCAAAGCTTTAGAAACGGATGAAAACGAAATGTCTACCTCACAAAAAGTCAGTTTCACGGCGATGGTTTCAATTATTGCCGGTCTGGTAAGTGTGCTTTCTATTGTGGGCAGCCTAGTTTTCATGGAAGGTAAAGAAAATGAACAGGTTGAAAACCTAACCGGCGAAGTCTCACAGCTAAAAAGTGAAATCGACAAAGTCAAAGGCTCATTAAATGTAACGACCAACACAGTAACATCACTGCGCGTGGAAAACGCTACGGTCATCGCGAAACTTAATATGCTTTTGGAGTACGAATATGACAAGCGCCAAGGCACTCGTTCTACTGTCTTTAGTCCTTCTGGCCGGGTGTCAAATAACAAACCCTAAGCCGATTCCTTCAACCGATGTTGAAACAAGCCAGATTGGCGGCGCTATTGACCGGGTGGAGGGGGCTAACACCAAAATACAAGAGCAGGCGGAAACGCTTAAAAAGGAAACCGCCAGGCCGGAGCCTCACGTAATTTCAGCGCATAGCGATGTCATTGCCGGGGAAGTGGTTACGCTCAGGGAAAACAAGGCGACGCTTGAAACCAAGATTGATAATCAGGTGTCGGCCATTGACAAGCTAAGTCAAAAGATAGAACAAATGTCTAAGGCNATCTATGCCAGNATTTTCTATATNGGCTTTGCCATNATCTTTGGNGCCGTNNTGCTGGCAGTTCTTAGTAAGGGCGCTTATCTGACTTCTTGCATCACAGTAGTTATTTCATCAGTCGCCACAATGGCGCTAGCTGCAACCTTCCGCCGCTTTGAAGGATGGATCACGGGCGGCATGCTGGCAATTATGACTAGCGCAGGAGCTTACTACGTCTGGCGTTTATGGGTAGCCCATAGCACCACCGAAAAGCTCGTTAAAATCGGAGACACCGTGCCAATTCAAACAGATGAGAAAATCCCTACCGATGGGCTGAGCAAGCAGGAAATAGGATTAGTCACTAGAGCCCGGAAAAAGTACGCCGCCAAATCTGACTGATTCAATTTCGATTACAATTCGGGGGTTTTCTTTATCCACGTCGATATAAAGCGTTTCGGGAATGACCGGTTGAAAGCATGTCCAGTCATCCCCAGGAATGCAAAGGGCATCTGCTAGGCCATCGATAGCGGGCTTGCACGCCGCCAGTACGTTTAAAATATCACGCTTCCTGCGATCCGGCATCCAGATTTCGCGGAAGTGGCAAAGAACCTGTGACGGACATTCCGCCGGTGCTTGTGCCTTTGCTTCCAGTNACACTAANTCCCTGACNTNCTTGGTTATCTTCGCTTTTTCCCGCCAATGGCCGTTTGCGTGTCCGTGCAGCTTTGCGGGGGGCCAGGGTAGCGTTATCTGCTGTATCACAATGTTGTCTCAAGTAGTTGCTCAAAATTTCAATGGTGCTTTGTTTCGGGGTTTTTGTCTCACCCTTACGCATGCGCCATACGGTCACCTGAGTAAGCCCGGTGCGCTCCGCAACCACTTTAATCACACGATCTTCTAGAGCTGCCGTTATTTCTTCAGGGGTCATTAATTTAGCCATATGTATATATTAGGGCATACATGCAAAAGAATCAATCTTGTTCTTTTTAACATGATAAAAAGCAGCCCCCGCCGGAGCAGGGGTCGCAGAATTAAGGACTTTATCTTAAATCCAAAGATCCATCAGGAAATTCCCGCCAAGACAGACCAGCCTCGCACACTGTTTTATCTATGGCGTTTAGCCTCTGCCCCTGATCGTCACAGTTGCCCAACTCTTCCTTTCAAGCATCAATCATGTATTCAGGGAGAAAACGCTCTAATACTTCCATCTTGCGATTGATTTGTTCTGTGGCCCTTTGGGCTTCTGGCGATTGGCCGCACGAATCAAGATTCTTGATTTTTGGGAGCGGTCCATCGTCAGCAATGGCAAAGCACGCGTTTCTGGCTTTTTGCTTATTGGCGCTGGCGTCGCGGAATCCTTGCATAACATCGGCATAATGCTTCCATGCGTAATCACGCGCCCATTGTTCTCGCAGCTGCTGGTCCGTTGAAGGCGGAACATCCAACCATTGCAAGATCGGATCGTCTTCCGCCTCGCGATTCGCGCCGATATAGTCCTGGGGGCAGTGGCGGGCCATCTCTTTAATAAATTCGAATTCAGTCATGATTGCAGCTCCTTAATTCTGCGGTTTATTGTGCGACCGTTGCCGCGTTACGCCTATACAATACGACAATCTTTGTATATTTCAAGGCATACTTTTAGATTGTGGATAACTATTCTTCGTCACCTTTCCATTTCTCAATAGCAGCCTCAACCGCCGCTTTGTCTTGGTCATTAGCCCGGATTTCCATTGAATTCAAACCGCCGTTAGCTACCCATTCTGCAAAATCCTCTGCCGTAAGAATTCGCTTGACCAGCAAGCCGCCATGCTCAGGCTTATTAGCCACCTTTCGCAAAATATGGCGAGGCACGCCAAACGGCTCAAGTGCCCCTATATGCGTTTCAACCTTTGGGCTGGACGATGTGTCGGGTTTCGGTCTTGGAGCCGAACCGAGGCGTCCTAGAGCCTCTATCGTATTGCCTCCAGTCTCTCTGTCCCAAAAAGACCAAGATCCAGTAGGCAAATCGGGTATTTCTTCGTGTGGGCAACGCCAGCCCGAAACTTTGCGCCATTGGGTTTGGCTTTCTGATTCGGTCATCTTCTCACCATGCGTGGCGATCAAGTCGCGAAAGTATGCGTCTTTCACTTCCTCGCTTGGCATGTTCGGGTAACGGCGACGGTGAAAACACAGGGTGCAAGGGCATGGGCCCCCCTCTTCATCCCCAGCCGTGGCAACGGTCGATCTCGCGATTGATGCGAGCGCGTTGCTGATTTCACCTAGCGATGGTCGTCCGGGCCTTTTAGATTCAACGTGGCGCTGCTTTAGCCACTGCTGAGCCCATTCGTAGGGGTATTTCTGCCAGACCATGTTCCAGCTTTCCAGCTGTACTGAATTCAGCGTTTGAGATGTCGGCCATAGCTCAGAGCAAAGCTGGTTGAGGTCTTCTGCTTGTTCGTCGGTTGCTTTTAATCATCCTTCGTAATCTCCAAATTTCTGTGTGTACTTGTGCTGCTCGATCCAGTTTTTAAACGATCCCGCTGGATAGTCGGGTTTTACTTCGCGCTTGTATCCTGCAAGTCGGTTAGCGCCGATCCAAATAATTTCAAGGAATCCAAACATGTCCAGATCTGGCCAATGCTCAGGGCCAAGTTGTACAAGCATGCGCTTTTCAACCGTGTCTTGCCTGATGCTTCCGCCCGCCTCTTTCCACAATTCCTTGATGTTGCGCCACTCTGTATAAATCCGCTCATCGTCGATAGGCCAGCCAGGGACCATGCAGATTTTCTCACCACCAGTATCGACAAAATGATTTTGAACCTGATCAACACTCACACCCCCCGTGGGGGGTAGGGGGGTATTTATATTCTTCTCTTCTCTTCTCTTCTCTGGTATACGCGCTTGTTCGCTTTCAAGCGTTACAGGTGTAACGTTCACAGCGTTACAATCACGCTTCCCTTGACGCGATTGTGCCACCCTGCGGTTAGTCTGAGCCCTTTTCTTGGCATTCTTGGATAGATGTCTGTCATGATTGGGTATGAGTAGGCTACCCCCATCAAACACCAACCAGCCAACATCAACTAAGGCTTGCGCAAAACCAGGGCAAAAGCAAAGACGATCAAGCGTTACAGATGTAACGTTCTCAGCGTTACCATCGCGTAACTGCTGGTCAGCCCAAACCCAAAAACGAACACACTTTCCAAGGGCCGCGTCGGGATCAATTTTCAGTATTTCAGCTATTTGAAATACCTCTGGTTTGTCAGTGGTCGCATGCTCTACTTTTATCCAGTCGCCAGCCATGATCTCACCAATAAAAAATCCGCGTAAGTATCGGGTGGTGTTGAGCAAGTGCTAGGCTCGACCGATGCTTACGCGGATAATGTTTTTATTCTTGCACTTTTGGGCTACACCACATAGCCATAAATCAAAAGCTTTTAACTTTCGGCCTGTTATTGTAAATATACATCAATTCACTTTCAAGTTTAGTGGACCCAAAATTTCTAGCTACCTGCTTTAAATACTTGTGGTAGATCTCGTTACCGTATTCCAGCTCATTGACAGCGCATTTTTCATAGTAGGAAATGCTGCCAGTAGTCTTTCCAATCACGCGACCAATAGACCCGCGTGAGGCGTTTAATATCTTGAGGCAGGCGTAAACGTAAATTTCTGACATTTGAGAGCGTAAAGGATCTCTATCGCTATTCATTTCAGACAGAAAACCCAAAGACTTAGAATAAAGTCCGCAGATAAATAGGGCGATTGACAGGCATGTTCCCTCTGGATTCTTGTCGCGGGTGGCGATAACAGATTCAGCGGCTTTAAGATGGTCCGCCATAGCTTTATCTAGACCGATCTTATGTGCTTCAGCGTATGTATAAAGCTTCCGGCCTAAATTAGAATCAGCCGAGATATGGAATAAAAGCATATTTTTCCCCTGTTTAAACCCCGGGGCCGGGCTTATCCCTTATTCCCCGCCTCAGGGACATGCGGCAAAGGCGCTCAGGGCCAGAGTGCGCCAGCCGCTAAGCGGTCAATCACCAAGGTATATCAGTAACTTTTGGTCTAAACTGCGACCAAGATCTCTGGCATACCCAACGCAAGTTTTCAACGTCTGATTCATTGTAAGCCTGAATTTCTTCATACTTTTCCATCTCATACATGTCGTAGATGTCAGCGCCACTAACTTTGGGAATGCGATCAGCAGCGCCCAGGAATTCAAGAATACGATTAAGTGAAATGGTTTTATCAAGGGTTCGCCCAAGCCATTGACGCATAGAGCAGAACACATATTCCGGCTCCCAGGTAGCGTTTTTGTAAAACGCCAGCCATTCTGCTAGACCATGCATTTGATGATAGACGGCTGATTCCCATATTCGAGAAATATCAAAGGGGGCGTTGTGGGCAATTATACGCGGTCGGTCAATCTGATTATCAATCTGGACGACCAGATCATTAAAGAAATGCAAAACATCAAGCTCGTTAGGCGAGCAAAGCGAAGTGACGGGGTCATCATCAATGGCCATGCCAATGCAGACAACTTGAGAGCCCGCAGGCTTTTTGCCGATGTCTCGATAAGCTTGCTGAGCTTTCAAGATTTCAGCCTCATGCAGCTTTTTGTTTTCCGCCGCGTTCTTGGCGCGTGCGTCTTTGACTTTGGCGATGCCCTCATCTTTGGCAATGTGTAACGCTTCAAGCTTTTTTAGATATTCGGGGTTTTCAGCCACTTCTTTTGGTATCGACCCCCGCTTTATATCATACTTAACCCCCAATTCTACAATCGACGCCTTGAAGCGCCTTTCATGCTCATCCTCAAGGATCATCTTGCCAGGCTTGAACGGCTTGTACTCGCGCATGGCGGGTTCAGCGTATTTGAAGCGGTCGGCGGTAACGGTTTCGATGTCAAGATAGATGTTCAAGAGTCACCTCAATTCCATAGCACACTTCACATGGTCCGGTGGGAATGGTGGGCGTTTGCGCATCAGTTGGCTTAACTTCTTTTACAGAAAGCAGACCTGACTTTGTATTGACGATGTGACGCTCCCTGTCTGGGTGCCTAATAATGTAATCCGCCGCGAATTCCTTGTGTATGGCGGCGTGGACGGCGTTAATTAAAGCAAGCGCATTGTCATTCGAATTGCAGGTTGATTTCATTTTTAACCTCAGTTCAATTTAGAGTTAAGCCGCCCAATGATCTCATCGGAAAAATCGGCATGTATGTTGTCAATGGTGCTACCAGGAAACTCGCTCAGGATCTGCTCATCAGTTACCCCGGCCTCATGGGCAAGATTCTTAATCAATTGAACCTTAGCAGGGTCCATAGGCTTGAATGGCTCGGGATTCTTTCGCTTTTCTACCTTTGCGGGTTGCGACTGCTGACGCACGGGGGCGCGGCTTGCTGATTTTTGGGGACCAGCTTGAGCGGCTTGGCGAGCAGGAGCAGCAACGGGCTTATTATCAGCGTAGCCCGTTTCCATAGGCATTTTGGCCGCTAATTCATAAGCAAGCCCAAAAGTGAGCGCAGCCGCCATACATAAGCCCCGGCGGTGGGTGTCGCTCACATGTCGGCTATTGATCTTGCCGATAGGCACAGAATTGTTCCGATTGTCCATGATCGCTTGAGGGACAGGCGGCGTTTTCTGACCTGTTCCCATGTGGCGAAAAAAGATCATCAAAAACCCACCCCCGGCAACTTCATGTACAAATCCGCTAGCCGACGGCAAAAGCTCAGGCATCCAGCCAGGAGCATTTTCCCTGAGCAGTTGCATGGTCCTTGACCAATTAATGTAAGGTGCGGAAAAATTGCCCGCTTGAATGTTTTCGACTAAATCGGCGGTAGCTACGCCCGCAAGATTGGGTAACGCCATAGGCGGCGTTTCTTGTGTTTCACCCTCTGGCATGGTGAACCTCCTGTAAAAATGTGAATATCAGGATTCATCCTGATAACCGAGCGCAAATGTAAAACACATCACGCCCCGCAATTTCCATAATGTCATTTACCTTAACCATGACTTGACTCCTTCTTAAAGAAGAGCTAAAGTATAGACACACATATACAAGAACGCAAGCGAGAAAGCTAAAATGGCAAAAAAAGCAAGCAAAAAGAAGGCGACTAAGAAAGGTCCGGGGGGAAGGCCGACCGACTACAGGCCGGAATATGCAAGACAAGCGCAAGTAGCGTTAGAAGCCGGGTTTACGATTGATGAGCTAGCTGAATTGTTTAATGTGGGACGCGCTACAATCTTTAGGTGGTCACACAAGCATATAGCGCTTCGATACGCCCTAAAGATAGGCAGAATAACGAACGATAACCGAGTAGAGATGCGGCTATATGAAAAAGCGCTGGAGGGCGACACCACTGCAATGATCTTTTGGCTGAAGAATCGCAGGTCGTCGGAATGGCGAGACGGCAAGCATATTGACCATTCAAATAGTGACGGGAGCTTACAGCCGACATTGGACGTGGAAAAGCTGCATAAGAAGTTAGGCGCTGAAGGGTTGAGGGCGATTAAGGAATCGGTAAATGATCAGGAATCAGATAGTAAGGAGGCAGTAGATGGGAAAACGTCTATCAAAAGCAGAAGCTGGAAGAGCCTTATGGCCAAATAGATGCAACTTAACGAAGCCGACTTAATCGAAATTGACCGCGTACTATCACGCGAAAGCCTGTCAGAATTTGTGCGCGCTGCATGGCATGTACTGGAGCCAGCTAACCCATACGTTCACGGCTGGCACATTGATTGCATGTGCGAGCATTTAGAAGCGGTGACTAAAAATCAGATTAACCGCCTTCTGATCAACGTTCCGCCAGGCATGATGAAAAGCTTGCTTACTTCCGTGTTCTGGCCCGCGTGGGAGTGGGGACCGGCTGGCTTGCCATCGCATAGGATTGTCGGGGCCAGCTACGCCGCCGACTTGGCAAAGCGTGACTGCCGAAAAATGAAAAAGCTGGTGACTTCCGAGTGGTACCAAGAGCGGTGGCCAATAGCCCTGGAAGAGGACCAAAAGGAAAAGATCAATTTCGAGAATACGCATACCGGGTCCAGAGTGGCAACGCCGGTCAGCTCGACCACTGGTAAACGTGGCGACCGCGTAATATGGGACGACCCGCACAACGTCGAGCAGCAATTTAGCCAGGCGGCCATGACCGAGGCCACCCGAATCTTCCGAGAGACCCTAACTTCACGTGTCAACAATCGCGATAAATCCGCCATCATTGTCATTATGCAGAGGCTTAGCACATCCGACGTGAGCCAATACATAATCGACAATGAGCCAGACTATGAACATGTCATGCTCCCGATGGAATATGACCCGCGCCGTAAATTCAGCACAAGCATTGGCACCGACCCCAGGAGCGAAGAGGGGGAAATGTTGTTTCCCGAGCGTTTTCCACGGGATACATACGAAAAAGACCGGCGAACGATGGGTGAAGGCGCTGCCGGTCAGCTAGATCAAAACCCCGTGGCCCGTGGGGGAAACATCATCAAAGAGGAATATTTACTGGGCCCAGCGTATGAAAGCCGTGCAATACCAAAAATCCTCTGGCGTGGGATTTTTGGCGACACCGCGCAGAAGCAAAAAGAACACAACGACTATTCAGTATTGCAAGAATGGGGGCTTGGAACCGATAACAAAATCTACCTGCTAGACATGGTGCGCGGAAAATGGGACGCGCCCACCCTACGCGCTAAGGCCGTCGCATTCTGGCAGGCGGCCAAATCCCGCAATGTTGATAAATTGGGAACCCTTCGCGCAATGTTCATCGAAGACAAATCCAGCGGCACTGGTTTAATTCAGGACATACGAAAAGAGGCTAGATTTCCGGTAGAGGGTATCGAGCGGAACATCGATAAATATGCCCGGCTGATGGACGTACTCTATTATTTCAAAGAGGGATTTGTTAGACTTCCCATCGATAAGCCGTTTACAAGCGGCGTGGTTGAAGAGCTGAAAGAGTTTTCGGCTGATGGCACCCACAAGCACGATGACCAGCTGGACCCCTGCATTGACGCTATCAAAAAGATGATTGCAGGCGAGGAAGACCTCTCAATATGGGCGAAACTATAGACAAATCTCTAACGGCCATGAACGGCCAAATATTCACCGCCCAGGATTCCTACGCCAATCTAAACGCCAAAATCGGCAACTATCCCGACTTAAATCTATTCAGCAAGGGCGATCACTACCGCGATCAGCTCACGTTGAATCAAGACAAGCTCACCCGTATTTACCGGGAATCATGGGTAGCAGCCCGCGCTATCGACACCATCGCAGAGGACATGACCAAAAAGGGCATCACGATTGAGTCAGAGGCTAGCCCCGGCGATATCGACAAGGTGCAAGGCGCTTACTATTCCCTTGGCCTTTGGCGTAAGCTAGAAGAGGCCATAAAATGGTCACGTCTATTTGGTGGGGCGTGTCTATTTATCATGGTCGCAGAGCAAGACCCGGAAACAGAATTGAGGCCCGAAACAGTAGGCCCGGGCCAGTTCTTAGGGGTCCGGGTTTTTGATCGCTGGCAGCTTGAGCCGGTCGGAAATGAAAGAGTAGTTGGCGGACCACGTGACGGCGAGTTTATGTTTTATTCAGTGACCGCAGGTCCAGACACTGCAAACTCCGGCATCATTGGCGAAAAGATCCATTACACCAGATTGGTTAGATTTATTGGCGATGACCTCCCGGCATGGGAGCGTCCGACCGTCAATTATTGGGGCGCTTCAGTACTAGAGAAATTCTACGACCGCATTAAGGCATTCGATGAAGTCACAATGCACACGGCCAGTTTGATCTCAAAAGCTCATTTGCGACGTTTGGGAATTCCAAACCTAAGAAACATTTTAGGCGGCCAAGAAAACCAAGCCTTGCAGGACGGCCTATACCGCATGATGGAACAAATGCGGCTGCTGCAAAGCAATCAGGGGATTACCCTCACAGACGCAGAGGACCAATATCAGGCCGACTCGTACACCTACTCCGGCTTGTCAGATATTCACATGGTGTTTATCCAGCAGATTGCAGGGGCTATTGGTATCCCACTGATCCGCCTGTTAGGCCAAACGCCAGGCGGCCTAAACACTTCCGGGGACGGTGAATGGCGTAACTATTACGATCAGATTAACACCTTGCAAAGCTCGCGCTTACGCGATCCTATCACGCAACTTAATGATGTTATTTGGTATTCGGAAAACGGATCATCGCCGCCAGAAGGCACAACTTTCAGGTTTGTCAACCTATTCGATATGAAACCCCAGGAAGCCTCTGCCGTGGCCGCGTCTGACTCTCAGACGGTTATGCAGGCTTACTCCGCTGGTCAAATATCGGATAGTAAATTCCTCAAAGAGCTTAAAGGGATTTCGCAAAGAGTGGGGACATTGTGGCATTCAGTCACTGACGAAGACATAAAGGCCGCTGAAGAGCTGGAAGCCCCGGCGCTACCAAGCCTCATGGAAACAGACCCCGAAAAGCCAATGTCGGAAAGAATTCTTTCTTTGGAGTCTACAGATGGCTAACCGCAAAATCGCAGAAGATTTAGGAGCTGATGAAAGCTCTGATTCCGTAGCATTTACCGGCACTGATATTTCATATGTGGCGGTGTCTGGCGAATTTGATGGCGCGGCAGTCAATTTCGAATTGTTCGATCCTAGCTTTGGCGCATGGGTGCCGATTTCTGGCATGCAGGCGTTACAAGACCAGGCGTTTTGCATTAATAAGCCAGCAGGACCACTATCCATTCGTGCCACAACGGATGGCGGGGGAGTCCTAACATCCATTAACGTAGGCTTAATTGAATAGGGGTTACTCATGGGATTAGTTACACAACCTACTGCACTTACAGACTACGACACACGCGCGGCACTAGGGCAAGCGCCGGGCGTAGAGGTTTGGAATAAATTTGGATATAACGAAGACGTAGACCAAAACGAAGAGGTAATAGCCTCATTTGGCGGGTCATTCGATCAGAGGTTAGTAAACGCGGAAACGTTGGAAGTGGAGTCAGACAGCACCGACGACGCTACAGGAGGCACCGGGGTAGTCACCCTAATCATATTCGGCGTAGGAGGACCAGATGACAACAGCCGGGATTCTATTGTTGATCAGATAACAATGAATGGCACTACGCCAGTAACGACCAATTTAAAATTCTGGGGCGTAAACCGCATGACCATTTTCCAAAGTGGTTCAGCCAATTCAAACGTAGGGACCATTACAGCTAAAGCATCCGTAAGCACTAACACAATGGCCGAGATGCCAGCGGGCAACGGTACTACGCAGCAAGCTATATTTTACATTCCCCAGGGATATACGTTTCTTTCTAGCTGGCTACGACTTAATGCTTTTAGATCCGGGGGAGGCGTACGGATAGAATTTAGGGGCAAAGTTTATTCTGAGCTGGTTGATAGTGAATTTGAGGTGTTTAGGGAAGGTGTAGACGTAACCGACAATAACACCATTGATTTATCCCCGGGTGAATATTTTCCTATCCTAGGACCAGGTCCGTTCAACAAGGCAATGGCAAACACACAGACAGGCGGTTCCATCCTTTGGTTTTCAGCATTTGTATTCGGAAACAACACTTCTTGCAGATGCCGATTTTCAGGGAAATTGATTAAGAATTGACATCTATCTCTCTATGTGTATAATTACAGGCATACACAGGAGAATCACATGTTAATTTCTGAATTGCAAAACGAGGGGGCCAAGTGGCTCGAAAAGTCCAACGGGGATTGGATGCCAAACACACAACACAACCGCGCTTGGATGGTCGCTCTCTATGGCGATCAAGCTATCGCTGTGCGTGACGGTGTGGCGTCTATGCCCATTCACAGCGCAACGCGGTCACGGCTCAGCGACAACATTGCGTCGGCAATGGATCAGGCGCGGGAGAAAGGGTGGTCAACGGAATGAGTAATAAAGTAACAAAAGAGCATCCGATTCTATTTTCGACCGAGATGGTCAAGGCGATACTTGCAGGGCGCAAGACGCAGACGCGACGAATATGCAAGGTGCCCATTCACGATGTGGACCGCCTAGATCCATCCTATGGTCCGTTTACCTGCGATGAATACGGTGATTGTCACGAGACAATTACATACTCTAAAGTGCATGTCGACGATTTGCTTTGGGTGCGTGAGACTTGGGCACCGATTCCAGAGGCCAGGCCAAGCGGATACTTTTCTAATCCTGAGCTGATAAACAAGGACTTTTGGTATCGGGCGAGTAATTGCTTGCCTTCATGGGGTGGCCCTTGGAAGCCGTCAATTCACATGCCGCGCAAGGCTTGCCGCCTGACCCTGAAAGTCACGAACGTCAGGCTTGAGAGGTTGCACGATATTTCGGAAGAGGATGCAGTCGCAGAGGGCGCAGCGGACTATCTAGCTACAGGGCAGGCGCATGAGATAAATCTTATGCACTACGCCCGTAACTTATTTTGCGAGCTTTGGGATTCAATCAACAAAGATCGAGGCTACGGATGGGACGCCAATCCGTGGGTCTGGGTGTACGACTTTGAGGTAAGGTGTTAAACAGATGACCTGGAACGACATAGCCAACATCTTGATTGATTGGGAGCAGTCCGGTGACGTGGTAAACCACAGGGCAATAATTCGCGCTGCCTATTTCGTGAATATGATGGATCTGTATGAATGGCAGGTGCCGATAGGTGTATATTCAGATTCCACCAGCTTGATTTTAAGATGGAAGAATCTGCCTGATGTTCAATTTTCCAAATTAGGCGTTTTTTCTGCTTGTCATGGTCCAGAGTCTACGTGGGTAATGCCTATTAACTTCAATTTCTACTCATATTGGGACAAATTTAAAAAGGTGCATGGCCGATGAGCGAACCGATAGAACAAATTCAAAAAGTGCTAGACGGGAAGGCGTGGACGATGAGCATTGAGAAAATACAGAAAAATATTGAGGAATACGCGGCGGAAGCTAATCAAGAAGGCATTCAGACAGCAGTGTTTAGATTTACCCAAGCAGTAGCAAAGAAATATCCAGAATTTGTTCGAGAATCGAGGGGATGGACAAGATACAAAGAAGGCGAATTATCAGAATGGTTTGACAAAACGCTTGATCGGCTGGAAAAGCATATAAAATCTGAGCATGCCTGACTTTCGCCCCCCCAAGCACATAGAACGCCGCTACGCCCGGTCCCTACGCAGGGTATCCGAGGACATCGGCGACATCATTGCCGCAATGGCCGTTAATGGTAGGCTCGATTCTTTACAGTTTATCGAGGCCATGAGGCGCTATTCCGATATGGTGGCCGAATGGGCTGATGAAATTATTGTGCCTAGATTCCTGCTGGAAACAGACGCAGCCAATGTAAGGCGCTGGCGACAAGGCGAATCCGCCAGGATCAACCAGGCGCTTGAACAGCCGCTGGCAGAAGGTGTGGTCGCCCAACAGATGGACCTACTGCAAGCCGAGCAGGTTAAGTACATTAAGTCGATCCCCCTGGATGCCGCCGAGCGCGTCCAGAAGATCATTCGGCAGAATATTAATCAGACCAAGCGATCAGACGTGGCCGCCGAACAGATCTTGAAGTCGCAGAAGGTATCGCAGTCACGCGCTACGCTCATTGCCAGGACGGAAACAGCAAAGGCCATGTCGGCGCTTACGCAAGCCCGCGCTATGGAAGTGGGTTCAGATGCCTATATATGGCGTACAATGAGAGATAGTGACGTTAGGCCGTCTCACGCAAAAGCAGACGGCACAGTCTATAAGTGGAGCAATCCCCCGACGCTGGATGGAATGACGGGGAATGCGGGTGAGCTGCCCAACTGCCGTTGCTTTCCTGAGCCAATCATTTCATAGTTATCCACAATCTAAAAGTATGCCTTGAAATATACAAAGATTGTCGTATTGTATAGGCGTAACGCGGCAACGGTCGCACAATAAACCGCAGAATTAAGGAGCTGCAATCATGACTGAATTCGAATTTATTAAAGAGATGGCCCGCCACTGCCCCCAGGACTATATCGGCGCGAATCGCGAGGCGGAAGACGATCCGATCTTGCAATGGTTGGATGTTCCGCCTTCAACGGACCAGCAGCTGCGAGAACAATGGGCGCGTGATTACGCATGGAAGCATTATGCCGATGTTATGCAAGGATTCCGCGACGCCAGCGCCAATAAGCAAAAAGCCAGAAACGCGTGCTTTGCCATTGCTGACGATGGACCGCTCCCAAAAATCAAGAATCTTGATTCGTGCGGCCAATCGCCAGAAGCCCAAAGGGCCACAGAACAAATCAATCGCAAGATGGAAGTATTAGAGCGTTTTCTCCCTGAATACATGATTGATGCTTGAAAGGAAGAGTTGGGCAACTGTGACGATCAGGGGCAGAGGCTAAACGCCATAGATAAAACAGTGTGCGAGGCTGGTCTGTCTTGGCGGGAATTTCCTGATGGATCTTTGGATTTAAGATAAAGTCCTTAATTCTGCGACCCCTGCTCCGGCGGGGGCTGCTTTTTATCATGTTAAAAAGAACAAGATTGATTCTTTTGCATGTATGCCCTAATATATACATATGGCTAAATTAATGACCCCTGAAGAAATAACGGCAGCTCTAGAAGATCGTGTGATTAAAGTGGTTGCGGAGCGCACCGGGCTTACTCAGGTGACCGTATGGCGCATGCGTAAGGGTGAGACAAAAACCCCGAAACAAAGCACCATTGAAATTTTGAGCAACTACTTGAGACAACATTGTGATACAGCAGATAACGCTACCCTGGCCCCCCGCAAAGCTGCACGGACACGCAAACGGCCATTGGCGGGAAAAAGCGAAGATAACCAAGAAAGTCAGGGATTTAGTGTCACTGGAAGCAAAGGCACAAGCACCGGCGGAATGTCCGTCACAGGTTCTTTGCCACTTCCGCGAAATCTGGATGCCGGATCGCAGGAAGCGTGATATTTTAAACGTACTGGCGGCGTGCAAGCCCGCTATCGATGGCCTAGCAGATGCCCTTTGCATTCCTGGGGATGACTGGACATGCTTTCAACCGGTCATTCCCGAAACGCTTTATATCGACGTGGATAAAGAAAACCCCCGAATTGTAATCGAAATTGAATCAGTCAGATTTGGCGGCGTACTTTTTCCGGGCTCTAGTGACTAATCCTATTTCCTGCTTGCTCAGCCCATCGGTAGGGATTTTCTCATCTGTTTGAATTGGCACGGTGTCTCCGATTTTAACGAGCTTTTCGGTGGTGCTATGGGCTACCCATAAACGCCAGACGTAGTAAGCTCCTGCGCTAGTCATAATTGCCAGCATGCCGCCCGTGATCCATCCTTCAAAGCGGCGGAAGGTTGCAGCTAGCGCCATTGTGGCGACTGATGAAATAACTACTGTGATGCAAGAAGTCAGATAAGCGCCCTTACTAAGAACTGCCAGCAACACGGCGCCAAAGATAATGGCAAAGCCGATATAGAAAATCCTGGCATAGATCGCCTTAGACATTTGTTCTATCTTTTGACTTAGCTTGTCAATGGCCGACACCTGATTATCAATCTTGGTTTCAAGCGTCGCCTTGTTTTCCCTGAGCGTAACCACTTCCCCGGCAATGACATCGCTATGCGCTGAAATTACGTGAGGCTCCGGCCTGGCGGTTTCCTTTTTAAGCGTTTCCGCCTGCTCTTGTATTTTGGTGTTAGCCCCCTCCACCCGGTCAATAGCGCCGCCAATCTGGCTTGTTTCAACATCGGTTGAAGGAATCGGCTTAGGGTTTGTTATTTGACACCCGGCCAGAAGGACTAAAGACAGTAGAACGAGTGCCTTGGCGCTTGTCATATTCGTACTCCAAAAGCATATTAAGTTTCGCGATGACCGTAGCGTTTTCCACGCGCAGTGATGTTACTGTGTTGGTCGTTACATTTAATGAGCCTTTGACTTTGTCGATTTCACTTTTTAGCTGTGAGACTTCGCCGGTTAGGTTTTCAACCTGTTCATTTTCTTTACCTTCCATGAAAACTAGGCTGCCCACAATAGAAAGCACACTTACCAGACCGGCAATAATTGAAACCATCGCCGTGAAACTGACTTTTTGTGAGGTAGACATTTCGTTTTCATCCGTTTCTAAAGCTTTGAAATCAATAAGGTTGCGAAGCATTGTAATTCCTTAGCCCGGAAAAAAAAGGCTTAGGTCATATATCCGTCATTATCAATCTGATAAGGAATGTTGTTTTTTTCAAGAATGCCTTTTACCTCATCAACTTCTGCTTGGTCAAGAGTAACCAGGCCGCGCAGACTATTCCAAAGCGTTTTAATTTCCTGATAAGCCTCCGGCCTTTCCCACATCACCAAAGTCAAGACCGACGCCATTCCTGCATGCGCTCCGGTGACCTTTAAGAATCCTGATGTTGGTATTACCTGAGCCCTAAAGCTATCCCAATCAGGCGGCAAATATTCATCGGTAAATGTGTGGCTGCCATTGATGGTGACGGGCTGCCCATTTTTTAATAGCTGTTCCGATTCAACTGCATATTCATCTTCATGCGCATAGGCCCATTCAATTAAATCAGCTGATAAATCTTCATTTTCTGTTTGCTCAATGCGCAACACGCCATAAGTATCTTCACTATTGTGGTTAACTGTAAGGGGAGGGGTAACAGCAAAAACATTCCCTTCAACGGAGTAAAATAGTTCCATTGTCATAATTTAACCTTAATTCTGATAAACTGAATTAGCGTCAACGGATCCGGCCACGTTGCCGGGAATGAACGACGAGCTGACGCCCAGAGATACTTTCGAGAATTCGCGAAGTAAATATCGAGGTCCAGTCGCCGAGCCTGCAAACGTCATCCCGCCGTCAAAATCGATCATACTTCCATCGTATGCAACAAAGTTTCCATGCGTGAATGATGAGCTTGAATAAGTGAAAGTACACGAGGACGCTCTGAAATAACTGAATCCCCTCATGGCCCAAACTGTCGACCTTTTAGCGCCGTTGATTCTATGGCTATCTAAAAAAGTTGCGGTCGATCCAGTCTCGATCCGGATGCCGTCTCCGGATGTCGTATAGAGGTCGCAATCCCTTATTAGTAGCTGAGCGCCATTGATCAACCGAATCCCCGAATTTGAAGGAGACCCGGTAAACCTAATCCCCCTCACTTCTCCGTAAGTTTGTCGAAATTGCAGAAGAACGGCTTCTCCGTTGCTATCCCATTGAACGTTTGACGGATCAGCGCGGTCCCACTCAAGTATCAAATAATCCCAACCAACTCCATTCCCCTCAACCCTAACCTGTTCGGAGTAACTACCCGCGCCGATAAACAGCGTCGCTACGTATCCTTGGCCGTCCCAATCGTTAAAAATGCGATCGATAGCATAATTTATTGTCGCCCACGCACTCGCGCCGCTTGCAAGTCCGTTCCCGGGAATATCCGAACCGTTCGCCTCATCGACATAAAATGACGTGTTGCCCGATGCCTTAATCCTAAACTTAGCAATTTCGCTAATAGAGTCTTCAAAAACGGTTTGCATCTGCGCTGGCGTCAATGTGTCCGTCAACCCGTCTGTGCCTTGATTAGCTGCCATTGATTCAGCAATGCCCACGACAACGGAAGCAAGCTGGCTGTTAATCTTATTTTGATATAACCGGTCTGCTAGCCCTTCTGGGATGCCATCGGTGCGGGTAGCCGAGCCATTGTAGTTCCCCTGGGTAAGCTGGTCGCTTGCGCCAATGCTCTCGTTAACTCTTAATATGTTGTTCGTTGCCATATTACTTGATTCCTACTATGCGAACTAAGCCTACCCCGCCTGGGTTGTAATTGGTAACCGTAAACTGTGTCGGCGAAGCATAAACCACGTCCACACCGGGAAAACCGTTTTGGCAAGCCCTTAATGGATAATCGTTTGTAGCCGCATCTGCAATAAAAGAAGCGGTATCAACCATTATAGTAGGGTTTAACTGATTGGTCCGTGACTGTAAAAATTACGGTTTGAAAATCATCCCATCTCGCACCACCTGATAGAGTCTGCGTGCCAGACGTAACACCAGCGCTGCTAAATATCTCGGTCACGCTCATGACTGGCGACACCGCCAATATTGCGGTTTCAAGCTTGGTGACAAGCTGCGAAACGGTCAAGGCGTCGTTGATTTCGTCTACGGCTTCATAATCTGCGATGAGCTGACCAATAACAGCGGATATCGTGGAATTCTGGCGGCTCTGCTTGTTGAACAAATTAGAACGCGCTTGGCCAGAAGGGACGCCGTTAGTTCGTTCAGTGTCTGAATCGTAGGCCGCGTCGGTCAGTATTGCGCCTGAGCCACCCGGCCCGGCAAACTGGAAGAATTTGTTATCTGTAGGCATTAGGGGGGATCCACATATGAGGCCAGATTCCAGCCGTCCTGGTACTGGTTCTGGACGTTGAATGAGAATAGTTTAGCTGGTCCATAGACAAATTCATAGGAATTGATCAGGACGCCCATCGGAATCAGGAATTCCATTTCGTTTTCAATTACGGCTTGATCTTGAGTTGAAAGCTCGCCAATAACTTTAATTTCAACGCTCATATCTTGATTGTCTTTAATCAGCACAATCAGGTCGCCGTCAAAAGTTTCCTCGATTATGTCGTAGATTCCTTGCAAGCTTCCGTCTGATTTGTTGGAGGCGATGCGGAGTTTAATAGCCAGCCGGTAGGAATCATCAGTAAGGCTGACAGTCGTTGTGCCTGTAACGGTGTCATCTGCCCACGTCCCCGCGTCCCATCCTTCCGCTGCTGTTCCATCCCATTCAAAATAAAAGTCTGTAATAGGCACATCAATGTCACGACTAATGCCCACCCATTCGCCCACCGCGTCGAGCTGAACGCCCACGGCCTGATCAACGTCGAATTCATCGGGCAGACTTGCCAACAGCTCCTGCAAGCGCACAAGCGGGTCCACCAGTAAATCAACCGCCTGATTGATCTTGGTTTTGTCCCGATACTGCGACGTAAGCAGGTTTAGATAGTCTGTAAGGGTTTGCGGGTTCATTAGGTTACAACGGTAATATTAACTATAGC